TTCGCACGGTGCAGATGCGTTTCGTATGCTTGGATTAATGGTCAATGAGCCTAAAAAAGTCAAGCCAAAGAAGGTTTATATTGAACGTACATCATGGATGGGTTAAAATTTAGTTTACAATGAGGGCAAAATTATGGCTGAAATCGAAACAGATCAGGACAGTAGAATCCAACAAGCGATGGAGTTTTTACGTCAGGTAAACGATGTTGACTCTAATAATCGTGCCGAAGCTCTTGATGATGTTCGTTTTGCTGCTGGCGATCAATGGCCTGTAGATGTACAAAACAGTCGTGTTTTAGAAGCCAGACCATGCCTTACTATTAATAAAGTTGACGCATATTGCCGTCAAATCGTAAATCAGATCCGTGAGCAACGACCTAGAATTAAATGTCACGGCATGAATACACAATCAGATGAAAAGCAAGCAGAGATCATTACAGGTCTATGCCGACACATTGAATTACAATCCGATGCCGACCAAGCATATTTAAATGCCGTAGATTATGCGGTAAGAATGGGTTGGGGATATATTCGTATCCATACTGATTACGTCAAAGACGATAGCTTTAACCAAGAAATCTATATTAAACCTATAGAAAACCCATTTACTGTGTACTTTGATCCAAATTCCATCATGGCTGACGGATCAGACGCAGAACGCTGTTTAATCACAACACTTATTCCTAAAAAAACATTTAGTGCAATGTACCCTGAGGCTGAAATCGATTCAGGATTTGTAAGTCGTGGCACAGGTGATGTTGTAGGCGATTGGATACAAAAAGAAGAAATCCGTATTGCTGAGTATTGGTACACCGTGCGAGAAAGTGTTGTTTTATTACAACTATCAGACGGATCTAGCATTTATGAAGATGAAACTGACAAAAATTTAATGAAAGAATTGGGCATTGAGATCATTAATAAGCGTGATTCTGTACGCAAAAAGATCAAATGGTGCAAAGTAACAGCAATGCAAGTGTTGGAAGAAGGCGAATGGGCAGGTAAATACATACCTATTGTGCCTGTTTACGGTCAGTCAACGATTGTTCAGGGCAAGCATAAGCGTTTTGGTTTAGTGCGTATGGCCAAAGATCCACAGCGGATGTATAACTACTGGTCAACAGCTCTGACTGAAACTGTAGCATTAGCACCAAAAGCTAAATGGTTGCTTGCAGAAGGTCAAGATGAAGGGCATGAGAACGAATGGGCGCAAGCTAACATTAAGGCAATGCCTGTATTACGTTATAAACAGACAGATATTGACGGCAGAACAGCACCACCACCTGTAAGACAATCACCAGAGCAACCACCTACAGGCGCAATGGCAGCCATGCAATCAATGAATTTAGATTTGCAAGCGGTTATTGGAATTTTTGATCCAAGCCAGTTGCCACAGGGGATTCAATCAGGTAAAGCAATTGCTGGTCAGCAAGCACAGTCAGATATGACTAATATGCATTACTATGACAATTTGACACGATCAATACGTCAAGTAGGTCGCATTATTTTGGATTTAATACCTAAAATTTACGATACAGAACGTGCTATGCGGATCATTGGCGCAGATGGTAAGCCAGAAATTATGACCATTAATGAACGTAAAATGGATGAGCAAGGTGTTAATCGTATATTAAATGACGTAACAGTTGGTGAATATGACGTAGTTATGGATACAGGACCAGGCTACAACAGTAAACGTCAGGAAGCGTCAGATGCCATGATGCAATTGTTCGCTGCTGAACCACAATTAATTCAAGTTGCAGGTGATTTATTAGTAAGAAACATGGATTTCCCTGGTGCTGACGTTATTGCAGACCGTATGGCTGTTAATAACCCATTGGCACAATTGGATGATATGTCTGACATCCCACCAGCTATTCAAATGAAACTCAAACAAGGTCAGGCACAAGTACAGGCATTGACACAACAACTCCAACAAATGCAGTTAATGGTTAAACAACGTCAGGACATTGAAGGTGTCAAGCAAGAGGCTGAAACGAAACGTGAACTCATGCGTCAGACTACTAAAGCACACGATACAGAAATGCGTGTTCAGACTACTGCACAAGATACTATTGTTAAGACTGAAACACAAAAAGAAATTGAACAAATGAAAGCTCAATTAACATTAGTCTTAGCTCATTTAAATCGTACTGAATTAAAGGAAGCTAATGCTGAAGCTGTAGAACGTGCAATATAGTTGTAAACAAACAACAATAGCATTAAGATAAGTAAACCTTACCAATGAGGTACATTGGGTTAATTCTTGGAGAATTCCATGTCAGAAGCAACTGTATTAACAAGTGAGAATAGTGCCGAATTTTATGCAAACAAACTAGGTTTAGCTGCCGAACCTGCACCTGAGGCTGTAGAGATTACAGAGCCAGTTGAGCAAGTAGAGGAACAGAGTGAGCCAGTTGCAGAGGATGAGGAAAAAGTAACAGAAGAACGGAAACCCAACCCAAAACTTGAAAAGAGGTTTTCTGAACTTACGAAGCAACGTGAACAATTGCGTAAAGAAGCAGAAGAAGAACGTAGCAAACGTGAGCAATTAGAAACTCGTTTAAAGGCATTGGAATCACAGGCTGCGCCTAAACAGGAACAGAGCAGAGATGAAAAGCCGAAGCCAGATCAATTTGTAGATGCTTTTGAATATGCAGAAGCATTAGCTGATTGGAGTGCTGAAAACGCTGTAATGAGAGCTAGACAAGAAGATACTGAAAAGAAACTTGCAGAAGAACGTAATAAGGTCATCGAAGGATGGAATACACGTTTAAATGCAACAAAAGCAGAACTTCCTGACTATGAAGAAATGGTGGCATCTAGTGATGTGGTTGTAAGTGACCAGGTTAGAGATGCAATTTTGGAGAGTGATGTAGGGCCAAGAATTTTATATCACTTGGCAGAAAATCCTGACATTGCAGAAAAAATATCAAAATCTTCGCTTATTACTGCTTTAAGAGAAATAGGGAAATTGGAAGCAAAGTTTGAAAAAACCGAGCCTAAAGAAGTGAAACCTGTTGCTCAGAAGTCAAAAGCACCTGCGCCTATTAGTCCGTTGAAAGCTACAAATAGCGAGCAAGCTGTCATTACTGATACAGATAAGATGACGTTTGCACAATATAAAGCAATGCGACAAGCTAAAAGGATCAGGTAAAAACTTAATCTTTTAAAAAGGAAATAATCATGGCAAATAATTTGCTAACCATTTCCAAGATCACAAACGAAGCTCTAATGGTCTTGGAGAACGAATTAACATTTACATCAGAAGTAGATCGTAACTATGACGATCAGTTTGCAATCGTTGGCGGTAAGATTGGTAACACAGTTAACGTAAGACGTCCTGGTCGTTTTATTGGTGCTACAGGCCCACAGTTAGTAGTTGAAGATTTCAACGAAACTTCTGTACCTGTTACATTAACAACTCAGTATCAAGTATCAACTCAGTTTACAACTCAAGATTTAGCATTGTCTTTAGATATGTTCTCTGATCGTGTATTGAAGCCAGCTGTTGCTGCTATTGCTAACAAAATTGACCGTGACGGTATGGTTATGGCTACTGCTAACACAGCGAATATCGTTGGTGTTGCTGGTACACCTCCAACAGGTTTAATTACATACCTGACTGCTGGTGCTTATCTCGATGCTGAAGGTACTCCTCGTGACGGCAGACGTGCTTGTATCGTTGAGCCATTTACATCTGCAACTATTGTTGATTCTTTGAAGGGTTTATTTGTGCCACAAGAAGCAATTGGCGAGCAGTATCGTAAAGGTTTGATGGGTCGTGATTCTGCTGGTATGAATTGGAAACTCGATCAAAACGTGGTTAGCCAGACTTTTGGTAACAACAGCACTACTACTGTTACTGCATCTGTGGCTACAACTACTGCAACTGGTTTCTTATCAAGTGGCTGGGCATCAAGCTCCAACATTAGTATTACCGCTGCCAACACAGGTACATTGAACCTGAACGTAGGTGACGTAATCCAAATTGCTGGTGTTTATGCAGTTAACCCACAAAACCGTCAGGCTTATGGATCTAACAAGCTCCGTAACTTCGTTGTTAAATCTGCTGCATCTATCGCTTCAGGATCAAGCGTTACTGTAACTGTATCTCCAGCCGTTATTACTGCTGGTCAGTTCCAAAACGTAACAATCCCAAGCCCATCTGCTTCTGCTGCTGTAACGCAATTTAACAGCACAGGTGCAGTTTCTCCACAGAACATTATTATGCACAGAAATGCATTTACACTTGCTTGCGCTGACTTAGAGTTGCCAGAAGGTGTACATTTCGCTGGTCGTGCTTCTGATAAAGAAATCGGCTTGTCAATGCGTGTTGTTCGTCAATACACCATCAACAACGACAGTATTCCTACTCGTTTAGATGTATTGTATGGCTGGGCTCCACTATATCCTGAACTCGCTTGCCGTGTTGCAGCTTAATTTAGAAAGGAAACATAATGTCTAATCCAGGACCAGCAACCACCGTAACAATTCACCCTAACAACTTAGGCACAAACCAAGCAATTCGTTTGTTAGCCGTTGCTACAGGTGTAAACGTAAACGCATCAGGCGATACTGTGATGCCTATTATCAACTCAAGCAACTACTCTGTTTATCAGGTAATCGTTACTAATGCTTCAACTAGCTTAACTACTGCTACTGCTGCTGTTTACACAGCTCCAGCAAAGCAAGGTACAGCTATTGTTGCCGCTGCAACTGCATTATCAGGTAATACAGGTTCTACAGTTGTTAACCCACTTACTGTTGCATCAACAAACACTTTAAGTGGTCAAAACTTATACTTCAACGTAGCTACAGCGCAAGGTGCTGCTGCTACTGCTGACGTATATATCTACGGTTACGATTTCAGCACTTATTCTTAATCGGTTTTAATTAAAAACCCCCTCGTAAAAAAGGGGGTTTTTTTATTTATTGTTGTATAATTAAACAACCAATTCTGGTTTTCTTTGCAAAGGAAAAATTATGTCTTTACAAACAACTATTTTGCGTGGAAACATTTACGCATCATTCCTAGTTTACGCATCTTTGACACCTGCTCAAGTTGCTGGAAGCACAACTGTTACGCAAACTTTTACTATTCCTGGCTTGCAAGTTAATGACTGCATTAATGTGTCTTTAAATGGCGCACAAACAACTTCGATCAGCATTACAAGTACTTGGGTATCTGCTGCTAACACATTAAGTATTCAATTTGTAAATGCTTCAGGTTCGGCTGTAACTCCTGTTGCTGGTACTTATATTTTGGCTTGTGATCGTTTAGAAGGTACTATATTGCCAACTAACGCTGCTTAAGGATAAATCATGGCAAATACATCGGCATACCGTTTTGTAGGCCCAACAACTGCTATTACTGTTACTACATCTAGTTCTACAGCAGTCACAATTACCCCTAATGGTAATGACCAAGTAAACTTTTGTGGGTTTTTGAACACAGGAACTACCCCTATTGCAGTTACTATTGCCCCTGCGGTTCTTGACACAACTACAAC